TAAATCGTCTTCTAAAAGAGCGTGTTTGTTCTCTAGCTTCATTTATTTCATCCTGTGGGCTTAACCATTGATAAACTGGAGGTATCGGAAACCAACCAACATCTCTTTCATCCCATCTAAAGTCTATAAAAGGCAGCTTATCTATATTATCAGACCAAAGTTCTTCAAACTGACCATCTAGAAGTAGAAGACGCTTCTTAGCTACGTAGTCCCAGATGTGCCAGATCTTTGAAATCTCACCCTCAGAGAGAAGTCTTAAAAAATCTGGCTTGACCCCTGTAGTTGCAGTTCCGTAAAGTCCAACATCGTTGTAATCGGCGCTGACGATAGAGTTTGTATAGTTTTCTGGAAACTCAATACCTTTAGTCTCTTTCAAGATCTTTGTTGGTATAAAAGCATAATAACCGCACCACTCGTGATCTTCTAAATCCGAAGCATCGGAGACAGCTACCCTAAATCTAGTTGGATCTACTCTTTTTGCATAAATCCGTTCATTAACTGGAACTTCTTGATCTTCTACCATCGTTGGATCTTTAGATGAGTTTTCTTCGTCTTCATCTGGATCATGATCACTCATCAACGGATGTTCCTTTAAAGGGTTTCTCCAGTCTGCTGCGTAGCCAACTTCAACTAAACCAAATCTAAAGAACGAGTCCCGGCAGGCTCTTTTTAGATTCTTAGCAAACTTTATGTTAGGGTTTTGAACAAGTGTATTTAAAAAATCTTGTTTTAACTCTGCTGATTGTACAGCAAAGTCTAAGTCCCACTCACTTCTAGATCCTGGTTTTGCATTTATGACAAATGACGGTTTCTGAAAAACCAGCCCAGCTAGCTTTATCTTAATAGTTGAGTAGATTAGATTTAGCGTGTAAGGGTTGTAGTTAACTGTTATGTAATCACGCCTACCTTTCCACTGCCTACCTTCAAAATAGTCAGAAAGTATCTTACACTTAAACAAAGACTCCCAGTCATTGTAAAAGGTGTTAGCGTTATGTATACGTTGAGTCCAGAACTTTGACATCTTCAGCCTAGAGTTTTTTCAGACTTCAGCTTAAGGTTTCTTAGTTGTGTTGTCTTGTTGTGTAGATCCAGCTCGAGGTGGCGGACCTTTTGGTAGATCTTTAACTTCGGCACAGCTAGCCGTAGTATCTACAAAGATTTTCCCTGCTTTAGAGCAAACTAACATCAAATCTTTTTGCTTGTCGATAACTTCTTGAGCTGCTTTTTGATAAGATTCTTTAGCTATCAAGGCGTTTCTTTGAGCTTTTAGAAAGTCAGCTTTATCTTTCTCACTAACCTGAGCAAAGACTAAAAAACCTGCAAAGGCTGAAAGTAACGCCGCTACTGAGATAGATCTAACCATAAACCTCCTCCTGCTGCTGCTGAATTATAAATACCACACCAAATCCCACCAATTGCGTAACTTGTTACAAGTTGATTACTCGGGTTGTGCCCACTAACTATACCTTTATTAGTTCCATTAAAAACAAAGGAGTTTATAGCCCCACCCGTTAGTGCATGAGCTAAAAGAACACAAACTCTAAGTCCTGTGCTAAGAACAATCTGGTTTCCACCAGGACCAAGTAAAGCTCCAGCTATATTGTTAGTTGTTCCAGTTTCCGTTGGGATAAAGTTGATATCTTTAGAAAAAACCGGGGGAGAAAGACTACCTACACAATAGTTGTTAGGATCTGTTTTACAAAGATTACCAAAGATCGTTGGTCCAGCTAAAGTTGCTCCACCAATTGGAACAATCGACTGACCAGTTCCACCAACTGTATTACTTGAAAAGTTAAAAGACGTCACGTTTCCAGTTCCCGCAAATAAGACCGCTGAAGCTGGACTTTCAGGTACAAAGGTATTTCCTGAAATCGTTATAGGGTTAGTTAGATTCCCACTTGCTAGTATTATAAGTTGATTTTGTTGAACTGTAAACTCATTGCTAAAAAGATTCACAATAGCTTGATCTGTTACATTTCCACCTGTAACATAGACTCCTGCGCTGTTGTTACCTGCCCCAGACAAACCTGAAAACTTATTCCCAATTATAGATGTATTATAAGTTGAACCATCCATAGTTATATGTTGCCAGGGTTTACCCGTGCAGTTTGTTCCACCCGCACAATCATAGTTTCCACCACTAATAGTTGTCCAACCTGGACCAGCTGTAGTTGTACCTACAGTTGAAGTAACTATCTGAATAGCATGTAAAAAACCTTCTGAAGTATTGTTTAAAAAAACGTTACCTTGGGAATCATTAGAAAGTAAAATAGCTATTCCGGTTACGGTTAGAGCCTGATCCATAAAACTAGAGTTGCTAACAACACAAGAAACACATCTTTGTAAAGTTAAAACAGCTTGTCCCGCGCCAAAGTTACCAGCTTGTGTAACCCAGTGATCTATAAAAACAGTTGTGTAAGGCCAGTTTGTTATCGCATTTGTATCTGTAGATGAACGAAAGTTGCTAAGAGCACAGTAGCTTGTTGTGATATTAGATAACCGAAGATTCCAAGACTGATCACTATCAAAAGCTGTCATCACGTTAGCGCCACAACTAAATCCTAATCTATCAAAGGTTCCGTTAGTTTCATAGACAAGCTTGATAGCTGTTAGACCAGTTAGACCGTTGTTACGAAAACCAATATCTTGCATCGAAAGACGACTAACTGTAGATCCATAGTAGTGACCAGTTAAAGAGTTAAAAAGTGTCTCATTAGCAGAACAAGGCTGGAGAGTTGTACCCTTTTGTATAGTTGAAAAAGATGGATTTACAACAGTTCCAGTTGCTAGACCACCACTTCCACGAATCATTACACTATCTGTATCTATGTTAACAGGACCACACTGGCTAAAAAGTCCTGGAGGTACAGTTATAATTCCACCTGTTCCTGCCATAGCTATAACTTCTTCAGCTTCTTGTATTCCTAAAGTTGCGCTACTGATAGTCCAACCTGCTGTGTGATTTGTAGTTGGTATATAAGTTATAGTTCCTGGGCTAGATCCATTACCATTACACGTTCCACCTGTAATCTTTACAGCCTCTGTTGGATTTGAAAGTTGTAGATAGTTGTTTGTATAAGTTCCTGAAACTCCCGCGGGACACGGATTGAAACTTGTTGCATAGCTAACCCCAGATGAAAGAGTCCCTGTTCCAGCAACAGGTGCAAAGTTGTACTGTTGAGAGTTATAAGTTACAGGTACAAAAGACGATGCCCTGATAGTTGGTGGCATCGTAGTTGAATCTATAGAAAAAACTGTTGGATCTAAAATGTAACATGCTAGGATAACTACAGGATAGTTAGCTACAGAAGTCACAGACTGAGCAGCTACGATTGTATTTACTGGTAAGTTAGTTGGACAGTTGGTCTGTTGCACCACTGCCTGAGCTGAAGCTACGAGGTGGCAGAAAAAAAGTGCAACTAACCAAAAACCAGCGCCAAAGGTCTTAGCCACAAACTAATCTCCTTTTAGTTTGAACTTAAAGAAGTTTAAAAAGGCTTGCTGTCGCTGTGGTTGGTTAAGTTTGGACTATTTTTTAGGTGTTGTGTAGATGAAAAGAGCTACCAAGGTGAAAAGTAAAAAGATGTAAGCTGTAAGCTTAACCTCTAGAAGCAGCAAAGTAGTCTCTTTGTTTAGATAGGTAGTCTGTCAGTTGATTGAAGTAGGCAAAAGATCTTGGAGGAGGGGCTTTCTTAACTTTAGAAGGTTGAGTTCCATGCATTGCAACAAAGTATCTTACACAGTCGTAGGCGTGATCTACTATAGATTTGTCACGTTCATCAGACCATAAGGTCTTACCATTTACAGATCCTAAAACTTGGCGCCGTTGAGCCCCTAGTTGTCTGATAGCTTCTCTGCAACCTTGTGGATAGTCTGAAGTTGCTTTTACAAAGTAAAGCCCTACTGCCGGTCTAACTTGATTTATAGGGTGACAGTAAGAGTTGCTCTCTGTTAAAAGTTCGTTAAGTCTGTTGCGAGTGGCAAACTCGTTGTTATCTGCTGGGGTCCAAAAAAGTGGATCTTCTTTTATATCACTTGTCCGATATTCATCGCCAACAGTCCAGAAACCACCATCTCTTTGACTTTGTTTTCTGAAGATAGATGGATCTGCATAGTTACCAGAGTACTCTTCTCTCTCTGAAAGTTCAACTATAGATTTTCTATGATAAGAAATAACCTTACCTGGCACATAGTACTCTCTGTAACAGATGTAAACACCATCTAAAGCAGCAAACCAAAGACAACAGGTTGGTGCTGAATCTCCGTGATCTAACACTCTAAAAAGATTACCCCGCTCCCTTATCCTCTCAAGAAGCTTCTTAGTCGGTTCCAAAATAGCAGATAGTGGAACAGTGTGTATTGAACCAAGCGACCGAACAAGATTGCCCTTAACGTACTTCTCCACAAACTCTGCATCGTTTTTAAGAGCATCTTCATAAGCTTCGATAGAACCAAGTTGTTTATTCCACTCAGCATGAACAAAAAAGGCGTCTTTTTGTCTATCTATAGATTCTGGATGGTAGTCTAGATAAGTCCAGTGAAATTGGTCACTAGGGTTACAGAGTCCCATAAAATAAGATGGCGCTATCGGACGGCTAGTTAGGGTGTTTCGCGGCCACTCAGGAAACTTATCTAAAAAATCTTGTGGAATCAAAGTGTAATCCCAACGACCAATACGAGAAAGCAAGACTCTATAGACTTTATCTTCAACTTCTTCAGCTTGATCTATGATAACTGAGTTAACTTCCAAACCTCTTAGAGTGTTTTCGTCAACGTTGTCTAAGTGTAGCCAGAAGATTGTTGAACCATTCTTTAAGATTGTGATACCATCTTGTGAGTTGTGACTTTCTACAACCTCTGCTGGGGTTATCTTAAAAAAAGATTCCATCGTTGTTTTCTTAAGATCCTGGTAAGTTTGCCGACAGATAGCTGTTCTGTAGTTAGCAAACGTAAGACTGAGAGTTAACGCTTTAAAACATGCTATATAGGTCTTACCGTTGTTAAAGGAACCCCAAAAAAGACTTCTTCGCTGTCTAGCGTAGTAAAAAGACCGCTGGGCTTCAGAAGCAAACTGGAAGTTTATCTGCACACTAAAGAATCTATCTATCTTTTAACGAAGTTCTTTTAACGAAGATCTTTTAACTTCGTTAAAAAAGAGGGACCAGAAAGTAAAATCTCTGGTTAAAATCTTCCTGGTCCCTTTCTGACCATTTAGAGGCTGACCTGACTTTGGTATTTGAAGTTGTAAACCTCTTTCAGGAGAAAACTTACCCACCAAACAAACTCTTTCAGAGCTAACCTTTAACCCTCTTTAAGTTAGGATTAGCTTTTTTAGCAGCTGAAGAAGCTGATCTTGTACGTGAGGCTAAGATTGCCCCGGCCACTTTTTCAGAAAGTCCCTGTTTAGAAGCTATCTGTCGCTGAACTTTAGCAAAACCTGGGTGACTTTTAGCCATCTTAAACCTCTAGAGAAGCTAGTCTTCACCTTCTTTAGCTTCTTCTTTGTCACAGATAGGACATTCTTTTTCACTAACTTCCTTAGCTTTCCCTTTGTAACCTAAAGAACCTAAGTGCTCGTGAAGATGGTGCATCAAGTGACCATGAGTTTTCATGATGTGAGTCTTTGGCTCTTCATAAGTTCCACGTTCTGCTGGTTCATTATGGTGAGTTACCTGAAAACCCCCGCCAACGGGCGTAACTTCAAGATGTCTTAGCCTTTTAACTTTTTCTTTTTGGTGTTTTGGTGTAGTCATCTTTAGACTCCTTAGGAGTTAGATCTTTCGTCTTTGGGCTGCAAGTTTCTCTGAAAGTCTTTTTCTCGTTCTCGAGGAGGGTAGTTTCTTAGGCAAAGACGACCAATCTGTAGATCCGCGCCACTCTTCTTTTTGACTTTGCGAGAGAGGTGAAGCTTTAGATTCCATAAAGCGGGCTTGGGCTAAACTTTTGTAAGGCATCTTTGTTTTTAGAGTTTCACGTAGTGAGTTTCACGTAGTGAGTTCGTTGTTATCACCTTCTAGGTGCGAGGGGTGTCGTCTAGTTTCCTCCGCTTGGAGATCAGTAAATAGAGGTTTTACAAAAATAAAACTATAATTCATTAAAGTACAGTGTGCTAGACCTCTTTGACTTGCTTCTCTAAGTGAACCATTGAACTGGAAAGTTTTTGTCAACCCTGGATTATTACCTTGTCTGTAGTGTAGAACCCAAGTTTTATCTGTCTCTATGCACATAAAACAGTCAAAGCTCCTTCTTTTAAGTTTTTAGTGTGTCATAAGTTTAACTCTCTCCCCGTTAGCTGTTAGGCTAGCTTAAGCTGAAAGTTCCCTTGGAACTAAAATAGGGTTAAAACCACCAATCTTCTCAGGTTGTGAATCGTTAATCACAATAGTTATTGATGGTCCGACAGAAGGCTGATCTTTCATCAAGCCTCTAATCTTTAAAGCTATCTCTGAAGCTCTAACTCGTGAAGCTGATGTTTCACCGTTTGTCATCTCAAACTGTAGTTGGGATAAAACATCGTTTAGAGAGAGGCCGTTTTGATCTAAAGAGTCGTCTAAGTCTTGAGCCTGAGCTTTTAAAAGTCCAGACTCTCTAAGCGCCTCCGCTATCTGTGGCTTCAAAATCGGCATCTTCAACTCCTAGGCTAGCTGTTCTCTAGTCTTCGACTCCTGCGGAGTTGTAGTCTTCTGAAGTTGGCGCGGAAGGGCTTAGTTTGTTAGCGAGGCTCTTCAGAGGCGAGTTAGCTAGACGTTCCCTAGCTTCTTCGAGCTGTCTGTTATTTTCTTGAAGTTTGCTTAAAGTTTCGTTTGTTTCTTCTGTCAGTTTTAAAATCATAACTTTTTAGATTCTAGCTCTTTAGAGCTGCCCCGCTCCCTGAGGTTAGCACAGATAGCCTTGTCTGTCAAGGTGTTCTGGAGCCACTGTAGCTCTTTAGATCTAAAGCCAGTTAGCTCTGTAAGAGGCGCTATCCTTATTATATGTATCTTAGGAGGGTGTCTTAGGTACGTGCGAAATTTTTTTTATTTTTGATATAAATTTTTTAGATGTAAATAAAGTTATAAAGATGAGAGAGTTAAGTTGAAATTTAAATCTTGGAAGGTTCCGATTTGGGGGACTGGCTCGATCTTTGAAACGCCAAACTTCTTTGCGCTACAAACTACTCTACACTACAAAGCACTCTACACCACAAAGATCTATACAACATAAAGTACTCTACAACACAAAGCTCTCTACAGAGCAAAGTACTCTACACTATAAAGAACTCAGCGACACAAAGCACTTTGAACTATCAAGCACTTTAAACTACAAAGAACCTTGTGATACTAACTATAAGCCTAGCTTCTATCGCCTTCTCTTCACAAAAGAAGCTAGCCTGATACTTTGTATAAGCTGTAACTAATAATAACGTAACTGTTAAAAAGTCACACAAACGCTCCAGGATCGATCGACAAAACCAGCTGATACCCAAGTAGCCTAAACTTCGAGCGGCTCGTCCTAGCTCGTCTAAACGTCAACAAAGGCATAGTCTCAGAACACGGAAAGTCAATAACTTAGACTTTGACAGAGCCAAAGTCAAACATACGTTCGATTGAAGTAAGTACTTACTAACTTATCTTGGGCTACAAAAAAAACCCCGGTCCAAAGACCAGGGTTTTTTAGAAGTCTAGCTTACTTCGTCATCTCCGCCTTGATCTCGCTAACAGATCCCTTGGAGAAGCTAAGCCATCTACCACCTTTCAAAACATCAAAGACAACAATTGGCCTTTCTAAGCTTTCATTCCAGTATGAGTCACGTTCATTTACCCGAAACCTAGCGTCAGGAAAAGTCCTAAGACCAAACTCTACAGGTAATTCGTCACAAGCAGCCTTTACAATGTTCTGTTGTTCTTCAAAACTTAATCTTTTCATCTAAGTAAAACCTCCACTACCAACGTACCACAAACAAAAAACCCTTGTCAAGCCTGAAAGCAAATAGTGATCCTTCAGAGATCGTTTAAGTCTCCTAATAGATCTTTGAGGATTTCCCTTTTATCCGTTCTTGTTCAGTCCATTTTGCATCACATGCTGCACAAACCGGGCGTGTGTAGTTATATGTGTAAGGATCATACATGATATTACACATATGCTCCCATGCACTATCACACAAGCGTCGCATCATAAAAGCTTGTTCAACGTTATTCTTTTGAATGTGGATCAATCTGTTATCCATTTAAGTAAAACCTCCTAGAACCAATCTACCACAAACAAAAAACCCTTGTCAAGCCTAAACTCAACAAGGGTTAATCGTGGTATCAGCTTAGTAACGTCTTATTAGATGGTCACTTCGGTTAAACCACGAAATCCCCTTCGTAACGGGGTGAACCTCCAAACCCAGGATATCTAGATCTGGAGGTTTTGTCAACCGAAAAGTTTCAGTTATTTTTTGCCCCGACTGCTAGTCGGCGTCGCTCGCTAACCAGCAGAGAATCAGGGCAAAGAAGAAAGATAAGATCCACATAGCTTAGTCCTCATATATCTGCTCATCACAATCATAACCAGAGTCTTCAAAGATCCCCGGCCGATACCTAGCTTTGACAGTCTCTTCACAATCTTCGCAAACACGCGAAACATAAATCCCACGTGCATCAAAAAGTTTCTCAGAAAACTTACCGGAACCACAAATACAAAGTCTCATAAAAGAAAATCTCCTAGAACCAAGTTACCTCAGTTCTAGGAGATTGTCAATCGAAAAGTTTCAGTTATTTTTTGCCAGTTGCGCCCGATTGAGACTTTGGATCTTCAACTTTCGGCTTTTCCGCCGGGGCAGGCTGTCCGTTAGATTTCAAACCTCGGAGATCAGACATACGCCTTTTAATCATGTCCATAAACCTTGGACTCTCTCTGATCATCGAAAGCGCACCGGCCTTAGCTGCTTTCTTCTCGTCTGCTGAGGTTGCGCTAGACTTAGTAGGCCAGTTGAAGAAATCTTTAGCTGTGCGCAGCACAAGCGGGTTGATGATTTCTCCAAAAACCAAGGTTCCCTTGTAGACTTCGTCGGTCTTTTCACCATCCTCGTCAAACTTCAGCCAACCGGACTCTTCAGCTTCTGCTTTCTTTCTCGCTTCTTCCTGAAGACCAGCTTGGATGATAGCGAAGAGTGACTTCTCGTTGTTTCCCACTCTCGCCAAAGCATCTTGCATCGAAACGACCGCCGGAACCTCTGGTACATCTTTGTAAAGGCTCACTTGATCAAAAGAGTCCAAGTCGATACCACTCGTGGTTACCGGCTTAGACTCGGGCTTCAAACTCACGTTACTTGTTGCCATCTTTTTATCCTCTAACGCTTTCGCGTATCTTTCTAGAGACTAGCTGTCTCTACCTAAGATCTTAACAAAGGGGCCTGAGTTTGTCAAGCCCCTTTGTAAGTTTTTTTTTTAGTTACCCCCACTTTTTGTGTCTCCTGACAACAAAGAGATTCATCGACTTTTGGTTTGTCCCAATGCTTGCAAGGATAAAAACAATCACCACAAAGGTCGCAATGATAAGGTCTGTTCTTTCTGTCATCAACGTATAAATTATTTTTCATATCACTCCTTTACTTTCTAGGCTCTTTTAGTTTAGCTCTGAAGTTTCGAGCTTGTCAACTAGTTTTTGTAAGTTTTTTTGTTGCAGTTTAAAAGTGAAACTTTGGTGGCACCCCGCTAGGACGGCCTAGGAGCGACCGACGACCCAGGTAGCCAGTTAGGTACCAGCTAGCGCCGTCGGACGCGCTTAGCTAGGTCTAAAGCCCCTAGGAAAGGTATCAGTACAGACGATCTGAAAGTCCCCTCCTGCCCCCTGTCCGCCGACTTCCGATAATAGACTTTATGTAAACTTTCGCTCGATTTTCGTAGTACTAAAAAGTTAGGAGTATGCCTGATGACAGGGCGAAGAGACGGCGACAAAGGTCCGATTCAAACGGCCGTTTTATGGGAACTACTAAGTACTTAGTACGTAGTTTTTTGACCTAGATAGTCTACAATCCGAGTAAGCACTTACTTACTTAGCGCCTGTCTAACCCGCTGATTCAAAAGAGCCGCTATGTAGTTTTCTATCCAGTTTGAAGAAAAAGCGAAAACCAGATTAGACAAAATCTAAGCCAGTATAAGTAAAACTGGATTGAACGGTGTTTTAGTTCTGAAGCGCCTAGATGATCTAGGCAAAGCCTATTGACACCCTTTCACTTAAAGTTGGCTTGAACCTTCGCCTTATCTTCGTTTTCGCTCCAGCAACAACAAAACAAAACAAGTTAGCTCTCTGGCTGCGTTTGGTCACTGGCTTGCTGAAGACTGTGTAACCCGATTTTGGAGTGATCACCTAATCACGCTAGAACATAACTTTTACATCCAGGTACATCCAGGTACAT